AGAAGATCACGATCTGTCTTGCTTGGGCTATAAGCGAGCTTTACAAGGTTCTTGATCTGACCACGGTTGTAACCGGCAGGCGAGTACCAAGGATCGCGAAGGTTGTCTGAACGAGCTGTCAGACCAGCAATATCACCGTTCAGTGGAACGTAACGATATACATCGTTGTACTTATCGTACTGATACTTGTAACCAGAATCGATGAATGCATACGAGCTATTACGTACACTCTGACGGAATGTTACGATATTTGAAGCTTGCGCACCTTCAACAGCAGTACCGACAACGTCTTCCTTCTGAGGCGATACGAATACCACACAGTCCTTACGAACATCGGCGATATTGTCGATCAAATAGTTAGCTAGCTGAGCACCGTTCGATGCACCAACCGACTTACCAGCCATGATTAGCGATACGTCAACCGAAGAGGCATCAGCAAAGAGATCATAAGCAGATGCTAGAGCAGCAACCGTTGCAGTGCTTTCTGTGATACCATCACGACCACCGATGAATGATTCAAAGTATGGAAGAGAGGTTGTAGAATTTGCAAGGCTTGCAGCAGTTGTTGTTGGAGCTTCGGCGCGGTCATTAGTTGCCCATACATAACGCGAGTTGTCATTGACAACTGTCTTGTAGAAGGATGTAGTACCATCTTCACCGATAGCGTCTGTAGCACGTGAAAGGTTCTCGTAAACTTCAAGAACTGTTCCTGGAGTACCAGAGAACATACCATCTTCGTCTACAACCACAACACTTACCTGGTCAACAACAGTTAGACCACGCTCTGAAAGATAACGTGATGTGCCTGGAGCTGTTGGGATGGTGTTGAAGAATTCCCACTTACGTGCGATTGTATTAGATGTAAAGTTTTGTGCACGGTTCCAAGTATCTTCGAACGCGATGCTGAAGTATGCTTGCGTAGCAGTATCGTCTGAGGTTACTGCTGGAAGTGACTTAATCTTAAGAGTCTGAGTACCAGTTGTTGTGTTACCTAGTTCAATGTAGTCACCAACCGACAGAGACTGAAGAACAGTGTTTGCAGCAGTCTTTGTTTCAGCATATGTCAGAGTAGATGCACCCGAATCCCATGTAAGGAAGACATTTGCAGTTGATTCGTTAACATTGATTGCGATACCGGCTGCAGCAAGCTGATCTAGACGATATGTTGCCGCAGTACCACCAACGCTAGTATTGCTGAATGGGTTAATTGTGCGGCTATACTGAGCTGCAGAATCACACATAGAAACACGAAGCGAGTTGCCAAGATCGCCTGGATAACGAGCTACGAACTGTGTGCTTGCAAAGGTAGCATTTGCTGGACCCTTGTCTTCAAAGTCGTCTGCGTTCTTGACAATGCAATCTGCAAGTTCAACAACACCACTATTTGCCACAGCGTTCAGAGCAAGTGTATTTGCAAAGAAGTTAAGTTGTGAATCTGTCGATGTGGTAGCATTTGCAGTCAGAACAACTGCAAGAGCAGTCGAGTTGGCTGTTACAGTCGAAACAAACGTTCCGTCTGGAATACCAACACCAAAGACTGCATGACCTGCTTGAACAGCATGGTTGTTGCCGGTTAGAACAACGGTCGAGTTGCTCTGTAGGTTAACACTTGATGAAGCAACCGTGTTCGAGAAACCGGTTGTAACGGCTGCACGACTTACATAAAGAGCATTACCATATGCAAGGAAGTTTGCTGCAGTGTAAAATGTTTCATAGTTGTTATTTGTTGGCATGCCATAACGCGCTGCCAGTGTATTTTCTGAATCTACAAGAATAAACTTGCCGACAGGACCCCAACGAAATACACCGCCCATAGCACCAATAGTGGTTGCTAAAGCCGGTACAGTTGTTGTAAGATCAATCTCGGAAACGTTAATTCCAGGGCTGACTTGAAACGCCATTGTAATCTCCCTTAATCGAAGGTGTTTAACCAGTACTTTTGCTTTTATTTATAATTTGCCCAGATTACGAAAAGAGGCCTCTGAACTCGGGATTCCACTGCTGGGACATATCGATGACCTCAACTGCGCCCGGATCTGCAAGTTCTCTTCCGTTATCCATAAAGAATGAGAACATTTCATTCTCAAGATCTTCATCAGTTCTATTTCTTAATCTTAGAAGTGTGTTAATATCTGTAAAATCTTTGAAGTATTGTTGGTTTGACATCCAAGCAAACAATACCAAAGCCATGACAAGGTCATCATGTGCACCAGGTTCTGCCTCATACGAGGCGTTCTTCTTAGAGAACCTGGATAGTTCATAGATGGTGTCATGATCGTTAATGATTAGCTGATACTGTTCAATCAGCAATTTAAGTAGTGAACAACCAACAGTCTTAGTAACCGCCGTTTGTTTCAATCCACGTTCCGCATTCTTATTAAAACCGGCAGAGATTCTCTTGCCTTTCGGACCTGCCTTCTCGGTAAAGATTAGGTTATCAGATTCATAATCTATGTATAGTGCATCGGCAACAGTTAATCCGATGTCATTAATTTCAACCAGGATCACGGCATTATTATATTGCAGAGATGTCTGATGAATAGTCTGGGTGTATTCGGCAGGTGGCGTGACATTACTCTTGTATACGCAGACCTGATTATACGGCATCTGGGTGACATCGATCACCTGGAATGCAGAGTAGTCAAGACCCTTACCATGAGACACGTCACACGTCATAACATAACGGTGATCCTTCTCAGGAAGGAAGTATGTAGTTAATCCATCAGTCGATGATAGAGGACGTTGTGCAGTCAGCGTCTTAAGAACGGCACCCGAGATAAGTGTACCCGATGAACCAAGCCATGCGCATTCAAATTCCTGAGCAAACTTCTCGTAGTCGAAGTCCATCGCACCGAGTGTTTCTTGCTTCCATTTGTCATCACGGCCAGGAACCATCTGCCAAGGAACCTCGACATATTGGTAACCGTTGCTGCCTTCCTTGGCTCCGGTACAGGTCTTATAGAAGTGGTTCAGACCGTTCGGAGTAGATGTGAACAGAATCTTGGTTGTTTCACCAGACGAAATCGTAGGGAAAACCGAGGCGAAGAACTCGTCCCAGTTCTCAACGAACGCAGCTTCATCGATGTACAGTAGTGAGATAGACTTACCACGAATAGCCGATGAACTTGTCGCTGCAGCAAGAACCTTACAACCGTTCTCGAGTTCGATCGAACCCTTGTTCCACTCGACAACGCCCTGCTGTAACCAGTCAGGAAGGGATTCGTATGATAACTTAACACGATCCAGGATTTCACGAGCCGCATCACCCTTGTTGGCAAGAAGTGCTACTGTCTTATGTTCATTGAAGAGAATGTAATGTAAGATAATAGCAGCAGCCGTAGTAGTCTTACCAGCCTGACGACTGGTGACCACCGTGACGCGGCGGTTATTAGTAAGCTTGACAATGATTTCTTTTTGGTAGTCATAAAGTACAATCGGAATTAGGCCACGGTCAACATGGACGATTTTGATATAACGTTCAGCAAAGTAAATGGGATCGTCGGCGCATTTAAGCCATTCTTCGACCTGTTCGGCCGTCCATTCGATCTTTTTTCTGGCCTTCTTGAGAAGTGGGTTGCCGTTGTAACCCTTATCAAAAGCCTTTTTAAGCTTGTCTACTACTGTCATTCTTCACTATTGTTTCTTCTTTGATCGATCATCTTCTGTAGTTCGGCAGTAGATCCGACAAAGAGGTTATTGGTTACCTGCTGATTATTGGCCTCTGGTTCCGTCTCAAGAAGTTTCTTCTTCTTGGCCTGTAGATCAAGCAAATCTTTGTTAGCACCAACCAGAGTGTTCATCATAGTCGAAAGAACTTCGTATGCTCTAGGATGTTGTGACTGTCTGGCCACATCCATCAGATCAAACAAAGCTTCCTGGCCTTTGCCTATTACATCCATCAGATTTTCACGGGCATAGTCAAAGTCATTCTGTATAGTAGGATCTTCTGGTCTATCTTGGACCATAGGAAGATATTGTCTATCAGGATCTGGTTGGATGTTTAAAATTTGATTTAGCTTTTTCATTACACATTGCTTTCGAACTCATGAATAAATCCATAGTTATCAGTTGCATTAATTAGAGTCCAGTTAACAGACTCTGCTGCATTAGATGTTGGTTGCCCATTGGCTGTTAAACCAGGATAGACATGAACCGTTTCAGTTGCAGCGGTATTTGTTGTATTGGCGGTTGTGACGTTCGCAGTCGGTCTGATGTTAACATCGACATATTTGATAACTCCGCCGTCAGTTCCATCGCCGGATCCAATTCTCTTTGTAGGACCGAACACATAACCCTTTAGAGTAAATTCTAGTGTCCAGATGATAGCACGTCTGGTTTCAAAGTTACCCTCGTACGTATCCTCAGAAGAGATACTATTCATGATGATAGGAATATCCCACGGATCATCTTCCATGTCCGGGACCAAATGAACCGATGCGGTCCATTCCGGCGTAAAGTACGGTAGAATCTGTTCTACGATCTTAGTTCCATCATCTGCATTCTTGACAAGAACAGATAGTTGGAACGTGATATTGTACGGAACCGGCTGATATTGATATTTGTTGCTCTTGACCTTACGGTTCAACGTATTCAGTTTACGTTCCGAATCGTATTGAAACGATGTCATCTCGAATGAAATACGTGGAACTGTCATAGCAATCTTGTTGTCTAGATCGGGGTTGCCTTCAAGACGAGCAAGATACTTTTCTTTAGGTCCATATGACAGCGGGACTTTAATAGTTTGTATCGTCTTACCAGTATTGTCATGACGGTTGATGTAGATATTATTAAAAAGTGTTCCGAAAAGGATGACATACTTTCTTAATATATCGTGTGAAAATGTATTACCGAACATGTTATACTTCGCCTTCTGAGAAAGGATCTACCTGAGTCCAGTCAAGAATTACTTCACCTTCCAGCTGGATCTCGGTGTTATCTTCGAACGTATCGGTTGCCTGCTGTTCAAAGCTATAGTTGCCTTGGATAATCTCGTATCCATCGTTGTCTGTTATATAGTAACCATCGCTTGTGAGGAAGCCCCAGATCGAAAGATCAAGACTGCGTTCCTTCTCGATACTGTCAATTGCATCGATACCGGTTCTAAGGCGCTCTGAACTGTACTCGAATGTTTCGCATACCAGATCATAAGTCTGGATCGAACCCATCTGGTACCAGACAGATGTCTTGCTGACATACTTGATAACAAGTAGACGATCCAGCATCGGAACGTAGATTAGATCACCTTCCTGTGGACGATCTAGAAGAGCAATACCACCGATCTCGTTCATGAAGTTACGGATCGATATTGTAAGAGTTACCTGATCTCTGATCTCAAGATTAAACTTGGACAGGAATGTGCCATCACCCTCGTAGGAGTCGTAACTCTTGATATATAGGTCGATAGGATAGCTAGAGTTATACTCAGATAGTGAATCTTCGCCGTAGACATCATCTTTTGCTATAAGTGTTCTAGGACAATAAAACATATCGTGGCCATAGATCTTGATAGACTCTAGGATCAGATCTTCTATCAATAGCTGCTCTTGGCTATTACTGAAATTATTGAAAGTAGAAATTAGTTCCCATTAACAAATCCCTCCTTTCTTGCTCTTCTAGTTTCCCACATCTTTATATACCTTAATTTGGCTTCTTCCGATTGATAGTAACCAGATTCTTTTCTTTTTTGTGCAGAAATTTTACCGGCTTTACTAGCTGTTAATTTTGTGGTTTCTTTTCCAATTTTAGCTAGTGACATTTTATTTTTAGTTTCAGTCGTATGTTTACTGCCAATTCTTGATGCAGCTGCATTATGTTCAGCAGAGTTTTTAGAATTTCTTCTACCTTGGTGTAAAGCGGCTAAGTGTTCAGGAGTGCGTATTCTTTTGGATGCAGCAATTGACATATTATTTTTATGTTCATCTGTAAAGTCTTCAGATTTCCAGCCTGGAAATGCACCGGGTACACTATTTAAATGTTTATGTGTTGATATGATATCATTAATATTATCAATTTCCTCTTTTAAAAGAGGGTCAAGACCAAGAAATAATGAAATGGTGTCCATAGTATGCATTTCAACCAATCATATCCAAGACGGGAAGAGAGTAACCAGAGATCATCTCTGTTTCCATCTTAGTGATTTCATCCACCGCATCGTTATAGATCTTTTCGCCGTTGAACTGCACACCGCCTGGGAGATTCATACCTGTAAACTTAGTCAGGTTCGAACCCCACTGTCTTTTGATAAGAGCAGTCGCGTAGTTCTGAAGCCAACGATCATTCCATGCATCGGTATAAACCGTAGGATCCACAATCTCATACGCCTCTACAAGCAAGTATGAACCGACTCTTAGGTTGCCCCAATCGGTGTCGATGTATAGTCTATATTTGTGTCTGGCATATCTGATAGGTTGTTTGCCGACCAGCATCTCTGTCAGAAGCGACAAATGTTCCATAACCATATAGTATGGAACGATCGAAACGTTTGTCAGTGTATAGAGGTCGTTCAGAGCAATCTGATAACGGATGTTGAAGAGGTCGTCAGCACGGATCGACGGGTCACCGATAGAGAAGACGCTTACAGCTCCGATGATATTCTCTGGCAGTGTGATGTACTTGTTGGCGACATCATCCACGGTTACTATATGCTTATAATAGGTTCTGTCTGAACCGTCAAAGTGATAGTCATAGTAATAACGGAGAGCCTCGTCAATACGATCATCAACCTGATCATCATCGACATTGATTTCAATTACAGGCTTACCCAATTTGCGTAGGCAATACTCTTTAAACTCAGCTTTTGTTGTTGGTGCAGCCA